ATGAAATTCATCGGAGGATGGACCGGAGAACCAGAATGGATACCTACACCATGCCCATTCAATCATAAATGCACAAACTGCGAATATGATTGTGACCTGGATGAAATGTATGACGAGGTGATCTGCGATGAGTAGATCATACTTCACAGAAGACCAGAAAACCGTCAGAGTACCCTCCCCAAAATGGACCTCTGAGGAGGAACAAACCATCAGAGAAATATTGTATGATAAAGGGTACTTTGTAAACACCTTCCAAAGGGTTGGTGCGGACGGTAAAACACATGACAGTCTACAAGTTGAACGTGAAGACATTCCTCAGCTGGTAGAAGAATGTTTCCGCCAGAGACTACATTTTGAATTACAGGCGGAAGGCAGTTACAAAGCAAGCATTATTTTTGTATATGACTACCCAGCCATCACTATTCTTATGGCTGTCAGAAGGTTCAGGAAAAACAAGTTAAACGGAGGGGTATTATGAGTGCTCCTGTTCGTTTACAGAAAAAAAGAACCCGTGACGATTACATGAGAGATGTTAATTCTTGGGTTATAAAAAATTTTGGTGTTGTTGCATTAGCAACAATCATCACCTTGTTAATTGCATTCATAATCGTATGTTATATTGTTGTAGGGGTCTCAGCTGTTGAATCTGGAACTATGAGAAACTTCATTGCAGGAGGAGTATAAATGACTGATAATAGTTTGATGAATGTGAATACTGTTCCTGATGTTGATACTGCTATTGAACAATGGAACGCATACCAAAGATTATGTGGGAAAGAAGGTATTCTTAACGAAACTGATTACCAGAAAATCTGGGTAAAAGAAAAAGATGAACACGGAAAATACCATGTGGTTCAAAGAGAGTTCAAAAAGAAAAGTGCATGGCAGAAGCTTGCACGTGCTTTCAATGTCAATACCAGCATTGTCGAAAAAGAATTAATCCGCACAAAAACTGGAAGGATAAATGAGGCATATTACTGTGTCAGAGCAACATTACCTAATGGTCGTAGTGTTGAATCAGATGCATTATGCAACAGATCTGAAAAAGGTAAAAGTAAAATTAAAGACCATGACATTATGTCTATTGCTAAAACCCGCGCTACTAATCGAGCTATCGCCGAACTGATTGGTGCTGGTGAAGTAAGTAGTGAGGAGATCACTCCAAGTAACCCTCCAAAAAATAATGATGATGTTGAGGGGGGTCATGCTGAAGTTATCCCCGCAAAAGTCAGTGAACCTCAGTCTGCACCAGAACCAAATCCTGAAAGACCTCCAGCACCACCACAATTAATCACTGATTGCATCGATGCATTAGCTGCAAGAGGCATGATGATCACACATAAAACTGTGTTAACATGCATCGAATCAAGGTGCCGAGATGAACAGGAACTCCAGGAATGCAAAGCATACCTGGACAGCATAAATTTAGAGGAGGCAGAATAAAATGTCCCCTCCTGTTATTATTTTATATGCTGATGATGAAAAAATCATCTTTGAAGCACCATCCAGCCGTAACCCTGATGAGAAATATCGTGTTACTTGGGATTTCGATGATGGATGGTTATGCGATTGCCCAGGATGTCTCAAAGGAGGTCATCTATGTAAACATATTCTTGCTTGTATTGATTATATGAAGTTTATTAACATGGCTTTATTGGATGATCCAAGGGCTGTTTTTACACTTGCAGATGAGGTGGAAGTATGAATATGAATGGTGAGTTTCCTCTTGAAGAGGTGATTAGTATCAGGTTGCATGCTTCTGAAAGGAAAAGGGCTAAAGATTTGTCTCAGACTTATCGTGAAATCTTTTTGTATGGTTTAAATGCTTTATCTAATGAGCAGGTGCGGTTAAAGTTTGAGATTGGTAAACTTGAGGAGAAAGTGGCTACTGGTGAGGCTAAGGTTAATGCGGATAAGTCATTGTTGGCTGCTAAGAAAAATCGTTTAAGGTTGATTGCTCCTGCGGAGTTGGATGAGGATACTCTTGCGAGTATGTTGGTTGAATCTGCAAGGGAGTATGCTCAGACTATTTTTAATCGTCATGGTAATGATTCTATTATTAAGATTGAGGGTCATTTGGCTAAGCAGAGTATCAAGTCTGAGGGTCGTGATTTGGGTTATAATGAGGATAGTTTTTTTATTGAGGTGAAAAATCAACTGGAAGAGTTATGTAATACGGTGGTGTATGACAGTTCAGATTCTAACTTGGGATGATTGTCATACGTATATACATATCCGTATGACATTTGGTTATAATTTGAAATTCAATTGTCATACATTTGTGTATGACATTTTAAATTTAATATTATTATTATTATTATTATTATTATTATTATTATTATTATTATTATTAATATAAAATAATAAAATAAATAATAATAAATAACAATGTTATAAAAAGGAGAAAAAACATGAGCTTAAAAGACATTTTCATAAAAAAAGAAGACGACCTGGAAACAATATTATCCGAAACAAAATTAGGGGAAATATTTGATTTTATGGCCATGAAACTAACTGAAAATCAAAAACCCGTCAAAATAACAGTATGCTATCTTGACATGAAATACATTATTACAGCAGAGTTAATAGATGATTTCATTGAAGAACTCAAAAAAGTAGATGAAAATACAGGAGTAATTATAGAATGATAAAATTAAAAGAAAAGAGGCAGTGTTAGATTTATGATTTTAGAATTAAGTTTTTTAATAGGATTAATCACTGGCCTATGTGCTGGTTTAATCCTTTTTTATATTCTTTTTTATGAGGACCTCAAAGCTTTGAAAGAGTTCAATGAAAGACAAGAACGTTACAGGAAGATGATATAATGAGTATTTTTGAGTATGTTCCCTCTTCTGAGGATATTGATAAAGTTAAACTAGACATTGTCAAATTACTATTTGATAAGGACATGAATTTAGATAGTGGAGTATTTCTCCATGAATTAGACGGAACTAAAACTATAAAAATTGTACTTAAACCAAAGGAGTCATCAGAATGATAGATTTGGCTTATTATATTAATGTGTATGATTTGATGATGAGTGATCTGCCTCGTCCTCGTTTGAAAAGGACGGTTGTTGTGTGTGATGGTGAATTTTTACCTGTGATTGATGGAGATACTGGAGAAATATTGAGGTGATGTGATATGACTGAAGAATATTACAAACCAGTTTACGATGAAGACGGGAAAATAACTTCAATAGAATATGGTACCTATTACAAACAGGAAATAACTTCCCTTGAAGAAGTTATCAATACACTAAATGAACAACACGTCACTATATTGATGTGGTGTAAATCAAGCAGTAAACTAAAAAAATTACTTGAAGAAAACACTAAACCTACTGCTAATGACAGAGGAAAAGATGTTTATCTAAGCATAGGTGAAAATAAAAGATGCAGATACGAAAAAACAATTATTTGTGATAAATGTGGTTATTTCAGTAGTTATTTTTTAGATTGTCGGTTGATGATGGAGGATAACCAATATCAGAAAGCAAAACGATTAGGCTTGGTGAAAGAATGACTGAAATTGATGCTTTGAAGTATGAACTTGAAGAAAGCAGAAATGCTTTTGATACATTGCATAAGAAATATGTTGAGTTGCTAAAACAACAAGGAAGATTAGAAAAAGAGAATGAACAATTAAAGGAAGCATTGAAAAATTCATATATCAATGAAATCTGTGAAAATTGTAAGTATGGGGATTATTATTTTGTTAATACCCCTTGGGCTTACGAAGGGGACTTTGAATGCAAAAAAGGACATAATGGTGAAGATTGTGATGGTTTGGAAGAATGTTCTGATTTTGAGTTAGATTTAAAGAGGTTCAAATGATGACTGAAAAACGATTATGTAAATTTAGTTTAACTGGATTTCAATGTCTTGTATTTTATAAATTAATCCAACAAGGTAAACGAATAATTTTAGTTGGGGATAATAAGTTTAAGGTGGTTGATGATAATGACTGAAAATAAACTATGGAAAATAATCGGTGAAGAATTTGTCAGTTACTATGGGGGACATGCTTATTTAATCAGTAATGGAGATTGTAAGTTTCATGTTTGGGAAAGAAAGGACGATGCTCAGAAAGTATGTGACATGCTGAATGAGTTATCTTTATGGAAAATTAGATATGCTGAATTAAAAGAAGCTCATTTTACAAAGATGGGTGGTTTCACAATGGAACGTGATGGTAGAGGACGTTACACTATCTGTTCAGAAAATGTCATTCCAAAAAATAGTCCGGTTATTCAAATTAAATCTCCCGATGCAGTCTGGAATTCTATAGTAGCAGATATATTTAGTGATCTTCTCACTGAGGAGGATGATGAAAATGCCTAGATATTATACTTTGCATTATTCTAAAACTTTTAGGAATGTGATTAAAAAGGATGGTGAAAATTTTGCCTGTGTAGATGCGAATGCCCAAGCCCATATTATCACTAATGAATTAAATATGTTGCATAATGAACTTGAAAGATTCAAATTTACAATAACTGATGCGATTAATCATGAAAGAACTGATATGGGTAAAAGTGTACTCATGCAATTAGCTGATAATCTAGGAGTTGACTATTAATGAATTTTCAAGACTATGTAGCTTCACAATTTGAAGTTAAAATTATTAATGAAGGTAGGCGTAAAGGCCGTGTTTGTTTTAAGACTCCTTTAGGCTATGTTAGTTTAACACGTAGTGATTGGGAGATTGTTAAACAAAAAATTAATGAGGTGTAAAATAGTATGTTAGATGTTACTGAAAAAGGAAATTTTCTAATTGTTGAAAATAATCAATTTACAAAAAGCGCTCTTCCTGTTATTGAACATTTGTTAGACATATTAGATTATGAAACTGTTATTGATTATGCAATCCATGTTGAAACTAAAAAATTAATGGGTGTTGAAGGTGATTTTTATCCTACAAATAAAGACCCTGATTTTATTTTATCTTTAAAACATGTGATTGATGTTGCTTGTGAAAATATCTCTGAAGAGGAGATTTATTTTTCATTTAAGTTATTGTTATTAAAGGAGTAAATTTATGGAGATTGTGGAGTACCATTGCTGTGCCGATTGTAGGCATGCTTTAATTATACCTCATGATGTGTACGGAAATGATGAATTAGTATGTCTAGAAAGACACGATGAAGTAAATCATACTGGGGGTTTAAGTAACTGCACCTTTTTTAATGAAAAGGATTAATTAAACCCTGTTTTATATTATTATGTTGCTTAAAAAACAAATAAAATTAAAAGACGGAACAATACAAACACAATTCTACACCTACAAATGTAGATACTGCGGAAAAACATTTATAAAAACTGAAAACAAAACAATGTATTGTAGTGAAAATTGTAAACGCAAAACCACTCAGGACAATAAAGCCAAATACCAAAGAAAAAGAAGAAAAAGCATACGTGAAGGCCACCTAATAAGTAACGAAACACAAAAACTAGGTACAACTTACTTCCCTAAAAAAATAGGTGACTGGACAGACGAACTAAAAAGAATAAAATACGCAAAAAGAAAAGCAGGAATAATATGAACACTGAAAAATTCCCAGAATACCGAGAAAAAGTATTCAAATACATACAAGAAGAGATATTGCCAAAATATACTGAAATAGAATTATGTAGTATGCATGTATTACCTTCTTATATTGATAAGGATGTTGAATATATATTTAGGATTAGACGTAGATTCTCAATATTTAGAAAACAAAAATCATTAGGAGAGTTAAACAATGAAATATATGAATTATTGTCTAATTATTGTGATGAGATGGGTGAAAGGGGTTATATTTTACATATTTTAACTATTTTTAAATAATATTATTTTTTTTTTCACTGTTTTTTCCTATTTTTCCACCTTTTATTATTGAAGGTTAGTTTAAAAAATGAACATTATGTAATGATTTTAGTGAGATGAAAGTTGATCCATTTAGAAATATGAAACACGCCAACATTACATGTTGGTATTGTAAAAGTACATCTATTTGCTTCGATGAGCATCGTGGTGAAATATTCTGTAAAGACTGTGGAACTGTGCTTTATAGAGTAGCAGATGTGCTTCATTTCAAATAATCAGATGGTTGACCTTTAAAAAGGAAAGCTTCAAGAAAATATACTCTTTTTTGTGGTTTTCTTTTCATTGAAAGAACTTCGGTACAATTTTCTAATATAAAAAATACGCATGGCATAAGGATATATTCTTTGGTTACTGAAAAAAAAACGGTTATAAACTCTGCTAATTATTACTTTCATTGATGTATAAAAACTCTATCTAAAAAAATGAGTTTGTCAAGTCATTTTTTTACTCCTGTTATAAAATATTTAACTAAAAAAAGGGATTTTTAAATAGTCATGATTAACTGTGGATTCTCATAAATTTAATCCATTTTTTTTATTAACCTTCAAAAAAAAATGCATTATAATGTGTGTTTTTTAAAGCAACAATTTTCATCAAGTTTCCATGTTGTATAATAAAAAAAGGAGGATGATGGAGAAAAAATTTATCATTTTTTCCCATTCATAACCCTTTTTTTTAATACAATTAGAGAATTATTTTTTTTTGTTTTATGGTTCTTTAAAACATGATGTGATGTCTACTACTACCATTAAAAGGCTATGTTTAGTTTAGGGGGTTCGAATCCCCCAAGAACCAACTTCAAATAAATATGTAAAGGTGAAACTAAAAAATGGAATTCGACAACAAAACAATACTAATAACTGGATTAATAGCATGTGCAATAACTGCAATGGTATTAAACTTTGAACAAATAGCATTAGCAATTGTATCTGGCCTCGTAGGTTACCTAAGTAAAGATAAAATTGACCAATACTTATCAAATGAAACTCATAGTGATGATGATGACATCTAAAACCTTAACAGAAAAAATACCCTATCGGAGGACAGTCTGGGTGACTGGATTTCTAAAAACAACACTATCAAGTAGCCTCATAGCCACAGGAGTATTATTCCTATTCACAGGGATAACAGACCACCCCTTATTCCAAGGATGGCATGAAATATCCATAATAGTAGGATCAATAATGATACTCCTAGCAGTACTCATAGTTGTGCTAATAGACCAATGGAAAGACCAAAGAAAAAAAGAAGAACTTGACATTATCAACAAACACATAGACGAAAGAGCTATAGAAATTGCAGAAGAAAAAATCCAAAAAGCAATGGACCAACTAGAACAATAAAAAAAATTGGTCTCATTTCTGAAAATCAGGACATTTTTGATAACATGTTCAATTCCAAATTAAAAGATGAAAAAGGCACTGAAACAGATTTAGCATTCAATACCCGAATAGCATATTGCATATTCAAAGCAGAACACGTTGGAGAAAAAACAACACGCACACAATTCATCAAATGGTGTGAAGAACAAATACAAAAAGGTCCTTTCATACTCGATAAAAAACCGAACAAAAGTAGTCTAAAAAAATGGCGCAAAAGATGGTCTCATGACGAATCAGCAATATCGTACATTATTCACGAAATCCAAAACAGACTTTCAACTGCCGACGATAAGTATGAAATCACTATACTTGATTTAATAGTTGACGATTTAAAATTCATCAAAAAACTGTATAATGAAAGGAATAATTTATCCATTTCAGATTTTATCAATGTTAAAGATTATTTCCTTTCTATTAACCATATTGAAAATGCAATTTCCACAATCGAAAAAAGAATACGTGTAAGATTGGAATTGCCTACCAATTATAATAATAACAAACAGGAAATTGAAGGTAACATGAAAATCACACAACCTGGTGAAGAAAATATTTACGAATACACTCCGGAAGAAATGGAGTTAATACAAAATATGAAAAACACTACTGATGATATCCTTGATGAATTATGAAAGTAGACTACACAAAACTAAAGTTAACTAGTGATGATTGGCAAATAATCCACAGTACAATTGAAAAAAATAGATTCATCCCAATCAAACCCTATCCAAAACAACTTTACGCTATATGTGACAAGTCAAAAAGGAAACTTATAGGTGGAAGCGCATACAGTGGTAAAAGTATACTTGGAGCAATACTTGCACTACAACACTTCAAAGCAAAAAATTACCGCTGCCTTATTTTACGATCAACATACGATAATGTGATAGCAACAGGAGGGATTGTAGACTATATCAACGAATGGACAAAACAATTCCAATACATCGAACATAACCAATCCAAAAGAGTGTTTATCAACCATAAATCAAATGCAAAAATATTCTACTCCTACATGCTATTGGAAAAAGACAAAGAAAAATTCAAAAGTAGAGCATACCATAGGATAATAGTTGATGAAGCATCTGAATTTTTTAAAGTCAACCTCCAATTCCTGAACAGATCTTTAAGAGGAACATCTGGTTTAATGGATTTTCCATTATCATTATATTATATCAGTAATCCTGCAGATGCTGATGGGTCTGCCTACCTGAAAGAAAGATTTGTTGATGGACCTTATCCGTATTATGAGATGAATTTCTGGGACAATCCGTATATTGACAAAAATGATTATCTGGAAAACCTTAAAGAATTATCCAAAGCAGATTATCAATTTCAAATAGGTAATTGGGATTATGAAGTGAAATCAGGTGATGTTTTTGATTATGATTTGATTGATGCACATACCATCAGTCGACAAGAATATGATGAAATGTTAACTGAACAGGAGATACTCCAGCAAGTAATTACATGGGATATTGCAGCTACTGAAAAATCCACTGCAGATTACACAGCATGGAGTCTTTCAACTGTTTTTAAAGGAAAACTTGGAGTAATTCATAATCAGGATAGTACCCAGAAAAAACCTGGTAAGCTTGAAAGTAAAATGATGAGTGTTATGGATAGGTATTATGAGTATGATAATTGGATTGAAAGACAACCTGCAGCCGCAGGAAAAATTGTTGCAAACTATTGGAAAAAAGAATTCGAGGATTATCATCCTACATTCATTGATGTTCCAAAATCAAAACTGATTAGAGCCTCCCGTATGGTTCGTGGAATGAACAAAGGAAATATTTTATTTGTTAAAGGTAAATGGCTTAAAAAGTTTAAAAAACAAGCAGTGAAATTTCCAACAGATAAAGTCATAGTTGATGATGAATCCACTCATGATGACCGTGTGGATAGTGTTACATTATTACATGAAGGATTATACCCTCAAAAAATGAGGACTCATTTAAGAAAAAGAAAAAGGAGATGAATTATATGGTAACTGTAGTAAGTAGTAACTTCCTAAAAGACACTGTAATTAAAAGTGTGCTTAATGAATATGATATTAAAAGTAAAGAGTTAAGTAAAGATGAATTAACCTTTGGTGATGAGGTAATTGAACCTCCGTTTCATCCAATACAATTAGATAAACTCAGAGATATTAGTGGACTTCATGATATTTGCATAACCACTAAATGTGAAGATGCCATTTTTAATGGTAAGAAACTCATTAGCACTGCGGGGGATGATGTTCCTGAAGATCTTGAAAGTTTGCTTAATGATTTTAGTTTTGATGAAGAATGTGAATCATTTTTGGAAGATTTAGAGACTTTTGGTTATGCGGGTTTAGAATTAATCAGTGATAATGGAATGCTTAAAGCGGTGAACTACATTCCATCATTATACTTGCGCATGTGTCGTGATAAGAAACGTGTAAAACAGAAGATTAATTCCGTTGAAACTTACTTCAAGTTATATGATCCTTCTGAAACAAGAGCATTAAATTATAAAACAGGTTACTTTGAAGATGACATCACACCAGATACCATTGCTAACGAATTAATTTGGTTCAATACAAAATCCTCTGATTCTAAAGTGTATGGTAAACCAAAATATTTAAGTGAATTAGATGCTATCTTAACTGATAATGCAATTATTGAATATCAGCAAGGTCACTTCAAAGCTCATGGAATACCAAATTATATAATCACAGTCACAGGAAGTATTGAAGAATCTGAAGATTATACTATGGATGATTGGGAAGAAGATTTGGAACAGGAATTTAAGGATATTAGTAATGAACCTGGAACAGCATTATGTGTTGTGATTCCATCTGATGAGAATAATGTTAATGTTAATGTTACTAAAATTGGTGATGAGAAAAAAGAAGGAAGTTTCCTTGAATTATCTGAAAGTGTAGCAGATCGTATTCGTAGAATTCATCGTGTACCCCGTGAAAGATTAGGTGACAGTGAAAGCAGTGGTATAGCATCTAATCGTACTGAAATGTTACTTAAAAATTACTCAAAATCTACGGTGGGAACATTACAAAAACGTATGGCCAATCTCATCAACAAAACCATATGCGAATCCATTTTTCAAACAAAAGACCATAAAATCGAATATTTACCTGTAAACTTTGATGAGGAAGATAAAGTACTTGACAGAGGTATTAAATTGCTTCAGAATGGTGCTATGAAACTTGGGGAATTTATTAACAGGTTTGGTGAACCATTTGAATTACATATGGATGAGGGTGATGAGTATTATGATGCAAGGTTTATGAATAATCAGTCATTGGATGTTGTGTTGTATGGTGATGATCCTGTAGATGCTGAAGGAAAATTGAATAGTATGATTGCAGATTTAGATGAGGATATGAATGGTTACTGAAGCAATATTATTAGAAGTATGTATTAGTTGCATGTGTGTTTTGATGATTGCAACTACTTTGTTTTGTATTTATTTGATGTATGATTGGATTAAAGTTTAAGAATGGATTATTATGTATACTTATCAACAACGATTAGAATATGCTAAAAGATTGCAAAGATTACAGCAAGCAGTTGTAATCAAGGATAATATTCATTTAACTTACAAGTATAAGAATCGTAACAAAGCTTATGCTCATATTGATAGTGTACAAGATAGGATCAATAAAGCAATTATTGAAGATGTAGTTAATGGAAATGCAGATTCAATTAAAAACTTGGAAAAACAAGGAGAAAACTTAATTACAGATACATTAACTAATGAAAGAAAAAGATTGCATCAAGATAAAAATCATAAAGCGATTAATCAAGCAACTAAATCCAATAGTAACTACTTCTCTAATATTTTTAATTACCGTAGAAAAAAGATAGGTGAAAGTTTAGAAGACAAAATTAATAAAGAATTGAAAAAGAAATCAGTTGTTGATTTATCAGATAAAGAACAAATTCAACATTTACAATCAAAATTTAAAGGACATGGTAGTCAAAGATTAAAAAATATACTTACAGATGCAATGCACACTAATGAATCAAATATTGGTTTTATTAAAGCAGTTGAAGATGGTTTTAATTATAAGATTTGGAAGAATGGTCGTGTAGCTAAAGGCCGTACACGTGCATGGCATAAAGAAAAACATATCCAAGCAGTACCTATTGATGAAACTTTTGATATTTATGGATCATACCCTGCACGCATGATGTATCCTGGTGATTTGAATGGAGGAGCAGAAAATGTAGCAAACTGCAAATGTTGGTTACTATATACTAATAGAATTCCATCAAATCTACGTAAGAAAACAGTTTTTAATGTAGCTCCAACATTTCAACAAATATGGGATAAATCATTAAATTCTAAAGAAAAGATTGTTCCGAACTCTTTGAAAAAGTTAAATAAAACTAAGGCAGATAATTTTTCAATTATACCTTTCCAACCAAAAATAAAATCAATAATTCCAAAAATAAAAAATAAAGTATATCTAAAGAAGGAACGTATTTTAAATGAGATTCATGAGAATAATAGGTTCAAGGTTAAAAGAAGTAATAATAATGTATCTTTAACTCATGAAGGAATAACCATAATAAAACCGAAAAACACGAAATATCTATTTTTAAGAGAAATAGAACATAAATTAAATGCTTTACCTAAAAGTTTAAAGAAATATGTTGAAAAGATTGAATTAAGTTCATCACAATATGAATATAATAAAAAAATTGTAGGTATGGTTTTTCATGATAACCCTCAAATAGTTCATCTGTATAATACCTCAAGTTCTAAAGAAGGATATAAATCTGCTTTGGTTCATGAATTAGCCCATGTTTTAGACCATAATTATAATGGGAGGTTATATGGTATTTCCAATAGCATGGGTAAAGGTAGTTGGAGAGAAGCATTTAATAAAGATAAAATATATAATATAAAACAAGGAAATTTCGAATTTGATGGTTTTGTTTCAGATTATGCTGAAAAAGAGTATCATAAACATGTGAGTAAAAATCCAGCATTTTCTGAAAAAGAACATTCTGGAAGATTTGCTGAAGATTTTGCAGATTCAATTGAATTATATTTCCAAAATCCTAGAAAATTTAAAGACAAATTCCCTAATCGGGGCAAATTCATTGAACAGTTATTAGGTGTTAAAAATGGCATATGAAGTTGAAGGTGATGATGTAAATTATGAAACTATAGAAAATAAAGTAATAATTTACCTCAAAAAAGGTCATTTCAAATATACTGAAAGTTGTAAATGTTTTGGAACCCATTATTTAGAACAAACTCTTGATGATAATGATAATGTAATTAATGAAACAATTAAAGAGAATCCTCATTGGGTGGATCTTGATGAAATAATTGATAAAACTGCACATATTAAAGGAGACTAATTTTTTTTACTTATCAAATGCTCTCTTACGTAAGTTTAACATAATTCTATTTTAATATAAAATAATGTTTGAAACATGGATGAGTTGAGAATATGTTGGATATATCAGTATTTTTGAATAACATATGGGATAATTTAAGTTTAATATATAATATACTTTCCATTATGGGGTTGTTATTTATGGTTATCCAGTTTATGGAATGGATTCTCCCCTATAAAATTAATTTATTTAAAAATTATATCAACAAACCAATTAGATCATTTTTGAATAGAGAGACAAATATTCAATCATCTGTATTTAAACATTATATTTCTCAAGAGGAAATTGACTATGTTTTTAATGAGTTTATTAAAATTTTTTCAGAAGAGCATAACTTTATTAAAGAGATAAAACCATATTCTTTAAGATTATCTTTTAATAAAAGAGATATTCCTTTTGATATTACAATTACAGTTAATGAGAAAAAAGGAAAACTTGATTTATATTATAGTCATTATTTCACTTTTAAGTTTAAGAATTTTGAAAAATATATTAATGCTCAGTTTGACATATTAAACAAACTAGATAAAATAACTACCATAGAACCTTCTTCAAATAATATTGAGATAAATTTTTCATCAGATAAATTTCAATATTTTAACAATTTTAGAGATATTATTGGGGACTCCTTTTATTCAGATAACTTAAAAGTAAACTTTAAAGAAAATGGAAAAATTGAAATGAATTTTTCTGTAGAAAAGGATATTAATTCTATTGATTATATAAAAAATAACCTAGAATTGGCTTTTAGAGATTAATTTCAGCAAGAATGATATCTTTAAAATAGTCTACAAAACTTTCGTAGGTTGCTTCTTTTTTATTTGAAGAAAATTTTTGTGTACTAATTCCTATATTGTACCCTAATGTTTCAGATAAGAAGTTAATGTAAGGTGAATTTTTAGCTTCTTTTAAAAATTTATCATAGTATGGACTGCGGTTTCCATGTTCATCTTCTAAATTTCCATAAAGCCCAGCAGTTGTTTCTCTTTCACCTAAGTCATTAAACCAACGTGTATTAACAGAAATTGCATCTTTATTTATTATTTTTGCCATATGTTCCGGAGTCAATTCCATAGGTTTGATTAGTATTTGTCTCATTCCTCCTTGTTCGATATGTTTATCAGAACATATTTTTACTAATTTTCCAACTAAAAATTTTATGGATTCATCTTTTCCACTAATTAACAAATAATTTTTATTTTGAGTGAATACTGCCCAAAATTTAGCTTCATGTGAGTAAGGATATTCAATGAGATTACCTCTAATTTTAGTACTATGTTTGAAATCATGTTGAAATTCAAAATAAATGGTATCTTCTTCCTGTTCGGATAGATGGTCAATGGTTACATCAAGTGAAATTTCACCAATTTTTCCAACTTCTTGTTTGTATCCAGAATAAACTTCTTTAAATTTTTCTTTGCCAATTCCTTCTAGTGTATACCAGGTTAATGAAACTGTCACTTTTTTACCCCCCATTTTATAATATTGTATTTAGTTGGTTAATTTATATAATTTTTTTCTATTTTTCCACCTTTACTATTGAAGGTGAAGTGGTTTCTATTATTATGTGTAAACCCTGGTCAGGTTAAAAAAAATTTTAAGATAGATCCTACTTTTTTCTTCGCCCCCTAAAGATTATTTTACACATACCATTTTTTCCTATTTTTATTGTTTAAACTTTCTGTATGTGTTAAAAATTTTGAGAGGGAACAGAATAAAGAATTATGATATTGAAAGGACCAATACTCATTCCACATATCCAGGATAAAAGTGGTGATGTGTTGGATGAGAAGACAATTAGAAAAGCAGCTTTAATGATTGGTCGTAATGGTGTTCTCATTGATGTCCAGCACAAATTACGTAGTGTTGGAAGGTTACTTGAATTATACATTACAGATAACGAATACTTATTTAATAATTATACTTATCCTAAAGGTACTTTGTTTGTTAGTGTTGAAGTAACCGAAGAGGATTTAAAAGAAGCAATACGTTCTGGTAAACTTACTGGTTTTAGTATAATGGCTGCTCCGAAATTATCTTTTAATGAAATGGATAGGGGGTTACATTAAAAATGGGTAAGTTGAATTTCAGAGATATTGGAGATGATTGGACGCCGTCTGCAATAAGTATTGTTGATAGTCCTGACCATCCTTTAGCTGTTTTTGAAGTGTATGAGGATGATGATGAATTCGTTAAAAAATCTTTAAATTTAGAGGTTGATAATATGAGTGAAAATAATGAACAAATGGTTTCTGGTCCAGTTAGTTTCTTTGACAAATTAATCAATAGAACTGTTGTGAAAAGTGAAGAACCTCCAGCAACTGCCGAACCACCAAAGAAACAACCAGAAAAGAACCAAGAATCCGATGAAAAAGTTTTAGAAGCTATACAAAAATTAGATGCTAAAATTGAAAAAATAGATGAAAGAGTCGCTAAACTTGAAGAAAGTGAAGTAAACAATAATAGTGAGGGTGAAGAAGGTTCTACAGGGGATGGTTCCAATGAAGGAGTAGTGACAAAATCCTCTACTCATGGTCAAAGTGAATCCAATAATAATGATCCAACACAAAATGTTGTAACTAAATCCCGTGAAGTGGATCCTGATGGAATCACTGTCACTAAATCTGAAAAAACCAGATATGAAAGAATGGGTAGAAACTCAAAAGGAATGACCTGGTAAAAAAAGAATAAATTTAATCCTAAAAAAAGTGGAACAGACTAAAAAAAAGATATTAAAGGTGTATAGATAAAATGTCAATTCAAAGCGTAGAAAGTGTAATAAGACATAATGTTTTACAGGGGTATGGTTTTGTAACCAAATTTGTAGACATTGGAGAAGGCAGTGGAAAATTAAACAATGGGGTATTACAAGCAGAGAAATCTGATAAATTCATCCAAGCAATGAGTGACGCAACTGTTTTCTTGGATAAAACAAAATTAATCACATCCAGTAACCACCGTAGAGAATTAGACACAATGTCATTTAACATTGAGTTGCAAGCTGGAAGAATAGGTGGAACTCCACAAAAATTAACAGATGATGATTACCAATTACCAGAATATGGTAACAGAAGTTTTTATGCTGAAGAACTCAGAGCATTAACTGGAATTCATCGTACTGCTATGGCAGAAAACATTGAAGGTCCAGCATTTTTAAACACTTTAACTAGTCAGTTTGGTGCTGCGAATGGTAGAGGTTTAGAAAGAGTATTAATCTATGGAAACAAATCAAGTACTGCAGAAAATACTCCTACTGGTTACAAAGCAATTGATGGTATTTGTACAAAATTATTAGCTGATGCTGATGTTAATGATGAAGTCATTGATTTAACTGCTGAAGACAGTAACCCAATTGCAGAAGTTAGAAGATTAATTGATAGATTACCTGACAAGTACAAAGATGACGGGGGTCTTGCATTATTCTGTCCTCATAAATTAAAACGTGATGTTCGTCGTTTTGTTGCGGATAATCATGATGTTTATGATGTTTCTGAAGTAGTAATTACCAAAGACGGTAATATTACTGTTGAAGATGTTCCTTTGATTCCAGTACCTGCTTTCAGTAATCCTAAAAATGGTTTCACTAAAAAACCTGTAATTTTATCTCATAAAGAGAATATCCAATGGTTAATGGACCATAATGATATTATTGTTGAATCTGATTTCAACTTACGTGCTAATGTTTGGGATATTGCTTCTACTATGTATGCAGATATTAACTTTGCATTTACTGATGCTTCTATTTATGCTACTTTAGAAGAAGAATAACGTTCTTCTTTTTTTTTACTTTAAGAGGAAGTGGTAAGATGGTATTGAAACATAATTTAAGAAAATTATTCAAAGGAAATTCACGTTTGATGAAGATAACTGAATGTATTGAAGATTTGGATAATCGAATTGCAGGAGGTTCTGGTGGTGGTTCTGGTAGTATGGATTTGGAGTCTGAGTTGGAAACTCTTTTAGACCAAGCACTAGCAGAAGAAACACCACTAACCGGAGAACCACAAGATACTCAACCGGAAACCGGTCAAGGCTAAAAAAGGAGGTTTTTTGTATGGGGTGGAAAAGCAAACTATACGAATTAATTAGTAAAAAACATTACACCAAAGAAGAAACTGACGAATTATTAATTGGGAGGGACAATACCTCTGCTATGAATACTTATGGTAAAGGTGATTTCAAAGTAATACTCACATTGGAGGGTTCTGACAAACAATACTATTTTAAAACAGATGATGGTGAGATTGTTCAATCTAAAGATGGTGTTACCGAATGGTATTTACCCAAACAAGCAATACTCGACCAAACAAATTTTACAAAGAAATATGTTGGGGGAGAGTTATTTGTGTTGGGAGAATCATATGGTCAATTTTTTATCTCTCCTGATGGGAATAACTTGGTTGTTGAAAATCTACCAGAAGGTGTGCAATTTGAATCATTAGGAAATGTATTTAAATGGAGTGAGTCTGGTAATCAATGGGTGAGTAAACCGATTTATGACTTGCCAAATGAGATTCAAATAGGATTACTAGTGTCAAAGCTTATTGGAGAACCACAGGAATGAGCTTAAATGTATTGTACTGTTGAAGATATTCAAAAAGAATTGTCTAATGCATCACCTAAAAAACTAGGATATAAAGACAAACCTGAAGAATATCAAGAACTAATGAATGAATGGATTAAACAAAGTGAAAGCTTAATCAACTCATACTGCAGAAAAACATGGAAAGATGAAATCCCCGATGCAGTTAAAAATGTTTGCTTAAGACTAATCTCAAACATGATAGAATTCTACAACATTAGAAAAGATACTCCAATCATAAATCCAGAAGATTTCACAATTAAAAATTCAAGTAGTGAAATATTCACACAGGACCTAAAAAACGATTTAAAACCATTCAGAAAAACTAAAAAAATTTCAGTATTCAACATTTAATGGGGGTGTTTTAAAAGATGGTTAAAGTAACAATCACTGTGAAAGATCAATTAACCCTTGATGAAAATTTCCATAAATTCAAGGATAAACTATTGGATCAAATCAGTACAAACACTAAAACACTCTTTGAAAAAAACACTCCTCAACAATCCAGTAAAGCACGTAATAATTATAAGATTATCAAACGTGAAAACGAGCATGAAGTAAGGAATGATACTAGATATTTACCATGGGTAAATGATGGTACTGGAGTATATGGTCCAAGACATACTCCTATTGTTCCTAAAACTGCCCGAGTATTACATTTTAATTGGAGAGGAAAAGAATGGTTCTTAAAATCAGTTAAAGGTCAAAAACCTCAAAAATTTGTTGAAAGAAGTATGATTGAAGTAATGAGAAGTGTTGAAAGTGCAGTAGTAATAGCATCTCAAGGCACATTAAACTGAGGGGATTCAAATTTGAATATTATTAAAGGACCTGCAGAAGTAACAAAAATGATTAAACAATGCATTAAAGAAGAAATTACTTCTGAAGGATTGTTAAAAAATGTAGAAACATTTGTACCATCATACCGTATGGATGAAGAGTTAGAAGAACCAATAATTTGGTTATTTGAACACGAAACTACCGTAGCAGATGGTAAAAGTGGAAGATTATCTCGTAAACTATTACTCCGCACACCTTTTGAGTTTGTTTGTGTAGTTTACGACGATGATGACATTGAACAATCAGAATTACTCGGTAAAGAATTAGCTTCAAGAGTAGCAGCAAGTATTGCAAGAAACATTAAACGTGTAAACACGAACAATGAGATAATATTTGAAAACCTAAAATTTGAAGCATTATACCCAGTAGGGACAGTAAGTGTTGTGGGAAAATCAAATAAAGCTCCCGCTACCAGTGTACGATTAATTGTTGAATATTATGTTGATTGGGCAATGTGCTGTAAAAAAGATTTTAAAATTAATGATTTAGGAGAATAAAACATATGAGTAGTAACTGTGATGGAATCAACAGAGGTTTCGGGTTAGAAATAGAAAACAATTATGGTGAAGATATTGATAAAGATGATTTTAACTTAGACTGGTTTATTGAAGCCGACTCTGTTGATTTTAAATTAAATGATGAACCAGTAGTTAAAAGTGGTTCTAGTAGAATGAATCGTAGAGCAAGAGCGGGAGTATTAAAACCAACTGGTTCAACTCAGGCCGATGCAGATTTACAAAGATTTGCATGGTACTTTAGAGCATATCTCGACCAATACAAATTCACCGAAGGGGAAGATAATATTAATACTCATGAGTTCTGGGGAGGGGAATGTAAAGAATTAACCAGTTTCAGAGCAATTGCAGTATATGATATGCTTAAAAAATATATTTACGGTTTACTTTGTGATGGATTATCTTTTGAAGTATCTGATGAATCCATGAGCATTAGTACTGATTGGATTTACAAAACTGAAAAAGCAGGAATCATCGGGGAAGATGGTGAAACATTCACTAAACCTAATGAATTAATCAATGATTTATTCTTAATGTTTTACGATACAAGTGTATTCACATTAGACACTCAATTAAAACCTAAACCTTTCGATGGAATATCCACTAGTTTTAGTTTTGAAGGTAACAACAATCATGATGTGGATTCTACAATAGGTATGGGAAGTCGTGCACCTCAAAAAAGAGCTCAAGCACAAAAACGTGAAAATAATGTTTCCATAGTAACAAGTTTAACCAGGGACACAGTACGTGAAATATTAAACGCACAATACGGGGAAGTAGATGCATTAGAACCCTCTAAATGTAAATTATTACAAATTCCATTAGGATTGCACGTTGAATTATGTGAAGTCCCAGACATTTGTATGGATATTTTATTCCCAAAATGTACATTGAATGTTGAATTTGATATGAGTGGTGCGGATCGTGTTGAAGTTACAATGAACATGGTTACTTTAGGTACAAACTCTTGGAAATTAATGGATAATACTGAGATCATTACTGATATGTATGTGAAATTAGTGAATAATCAACCAGAATTAGTGGCGAATGAATCCCCCTAATTCTGAGGGGAATCCTGAAACATTTAAGATAAATTTCACTGTATTAGATTACGAAACTCATGAACCTATTGAGAATGCGAAAGTACATATACGCAGTAATTCAGTTGATGAAGAAAGAACAACAGGTTCAGCAGGAGGTTGTTCTATAAAAGTACCTGCTGGAGTGTATACTGCAATAACAACACATGCAGAATACCCTAAAGATTATAATGAAACTACAATTAATATTGTAAATGAAAACATTACTAAAACTATTTATTTAAGTAGATAACTATTAAAGGTGGATGATTACTAATGGTATTAACTAAAAAAGAAATCCTTGATGGAACTAACAATATTCAAGAAGTAAAAATTGAAAGTTTAGGGGATACAGTCTATTTAAGACCATTATCTGAAAGTGAATTAATGGAAGTAGACATGGTAGAAGCACAGGGATTAGGTGTTTTTGAAACTACTCAGCAAGGAAAAAGAGATGCTTTAAACAAAGGAAAACTTAATCTCGCTAAAGCAACACAGGCAAGTTCTGAAGCAAAATTAAAAAAAATTGAATTAAGTATCAATAATAATAAAAATCCAGATTCTTGGACTGTTGATGAAATAGGACAATTATCCCGTAAAACAGTCGATGAACTAATTCTTAAAATTGATGAAATTAGTGGCGTTAACATTACCAATGGTGATGTAGACAAATTTCCTGAAAACTAACGTAGGACAAGAAATAATATGGTTAGATTACTGTGGATATCATTTAACTGATACACAATATGATTTAACCATACCTCAAAGAGCGGTTCTTGTTAAAGGGAGATTAAATCTACATAAAGAGATGAATAAAGTTAAAAAATAATTAATTCATCTAAAAATATTTTTTTTAAAGGAGGCAAATAACCATATGGTTTCTCAGCAAATAATAGACATCATCATAAAAGCAGAAGATAGGGCCTCCCAACAAGCCAAAAAAGTTGAAGAAAAATTCAAAGGCTTAGGAGACACAACCAACAAAGCAATGGATAATGCATCAAAAGCCTCTGAAAAACTAAATGACACCCTTGGAAAAACAAATGAATCATTAAGCGTAGTTGGTGGAGGAGCAGTACAAGCAACACAACAACTACAACAAATACAACTCAACCCAAATCTCGGTTCCACAATAGACCGTGCAAAATTAAAAGTATCACAAATGGGTTACTCCTTAGACACTGTAAAAGGAAAATTCAAGATACTTCAAACAGCAGGGAGTACAGTTTGGGACAACATTAAAAACAAAGCCTCTTCCACGGCCCAAATAATTAAATGGAAAGTAGGTGGTGCACTTGACAATATTAAAAGAAAAACATCAAGTGCATATGCTGAATTTAAGAAATTAACGAACGCAGCTAAAGAAAGCGGGGCAGGTTTAGGATTTTTAAGAAATGCTGCTAGTATGGCTGCAGGGATGATTGGTGTTGATTTACTTTATGGTATTGTAGATTCTGGAAGAGAAGCATTGAATGCACAAAATAAATTTGATTATTTTGGAAAAAGATTAGAATTAACAGGAGCACAAACACAGGAATACACTAATCAAATAAATAGTATGCAGAAAGAATTCCGTAAAGTCGACATGACTGCTGTAGGTGCTTCTGCTGAAGAAATGGCTGTGAAGTATGGGTTAGCTTATGATTCGTTAGATGGGTTAACACGTGCAACAACTGTAATGAGTTCTCAATTTGTAAAAGAAGGAAGAACTCAAGAAGATTCAATTTTGGCTGTTTCAGATGCATTAGATGGACAATTCAAAAGATTGCAAGAAATAGGTATTACTCAAGACATTTTAAAAAATAATGGCTGGAATGGAGATATAAATGACAAGAAAAATTTACTTGATGCTTTGAATAAAACTATGAAAGATATGGGTTTTGAACAAACTGCGAAAGATATTACATCTCTTGAAGATGCATTTACTGCATTGAATGTTGCAGGAGGTGCAGTTTTAAGAGCAATAATCATACCTATAACTCCATTTTTAATACAAATAGCTTATGGATTTTTAAGTGTTGCAGATTCTGTACAAAGTTTCATCACTGGTTTACAGAATGCTTGGAATGGTCTTCCAGATTGGGTTAAATATGCTATTGAAATTGCTGCTGTAGCAGTAGCCGTGGGCATTGTGATAGCGGCATTTGGAGGATTGCAAGGAATACTTATAAGTGTTGCTACAGCAATAGCTCCTTTTATTGGGGCAATTATGGCTATCAGTTGGCCAGTTGTAGCAGTTGTAGCTGCAATTGGTTTGTTAGTTGTAGCAATTTATGAAATAGGTAAAGCTTTTGGATGGTGGACTGATGTAAGCAGTATGTTAAGCCATATCCAAGCAGGGGTAATGAGATTGTGGAATGCTTTTATTAATCATCCAGATGTTCAAGCAGTTATTTCAGCTATAAGTGGGGCGTTAAGCTGGTTAGCGGAAGGTATTGGTTGGACTATTAATCAAGTTATGAAATTCTTTGGAATTAGTACGGGAAGTAAATGGGATATTGTTGCAAGTATTATTCATGGAATAGGTGATGCTTGGAATGGATTGCGACCTTATCTTATAATGGCTATTGGTGCTTTGCAAAGTTTATTTGGTTTTTTATCTAGTCTTGTCGGTACTGCTGTTGGTATTGGTCAGGGAATTTATAATGCTTTAAAACCTATTGTATGCATACTCCTTGGTTGTAGTCCAGGAATCGTTCCAGCATTAAGGAAAGTTTATGAAGTGTTCCTTACGGTCTGGAATGCTATTGTAAGTTTTGTTAGTGGCATTATAAGTCAAGTTGTTTCTGCATTACAACCTGTCATTGATATATTATCATTAATTGGGGAATTTATCATTGGTCAGTTTATGGAGTCTTGGAATGCACTTGTTACTATTATTCAGATGGTATGGTCAAGTGTTAGTCAGGTAATTACTATTTTTAGCATGTTTTTATCTGGTCAAATGAGTTTAAGTACAGCATTAGCAGGTATCTGGAATGTTATTCAGATAATGTTTGGTGTTGTTTTGAATTTAATTATTCAAAGAGTTATAAGTTTTGGATCTTCTCTTGTGCAATTAGCAATACGTGCGGGATTGGGTTTTGTTGTGAATATTATACAGTATATTCAAAGATTACCTGGTCGAGTTTTAACATATCTTGTCAAAACTGCAGGGAATATTGTTGCTCAAACTACAAAATGGGTTAATACGGCAAAATCAAAAGCTTCACAATTAGTTATTGGTGTAATTAATTACTTGAAAAGTTTACCGGGTAAAGTTTACAGTTACTTGCATCAAGTTGTTTCTAAAATTATTAATGTGGGTCAACAATGGGTTAATGCTGCTAAACAAAAAGCGAAAAGTATTGTTGATGGTGTTGGAAATGTCCTCAGTGGTACTGCTGATAGAGTGAAGTCTGCTTTAAATGGTGTTAAAGATGCAATTGTAAAACCATTTAAAGATGGATATAACAGTGCGAAAAAAATATGGGATGATATTACTAGTTTAGGTAATTCAACAGCAGCAGGTTTTGATTTAAATGCTGCAGGATTCGAATTAGATGAAACTACTAATATTTATAAAGAATTGAATCAACAAGGTACAGAGGAATACAACTTAAACATTAATATGAATGGTGATTTTTCATTTGAAAACTTACCTGAAGGTGTTTCAGAAGATGATGTTGCGGATATTGTTATTAATTATGTTACAAGTGAGGAATACATGAAAAAATTAACTTCAAGTAAAGTATTTCAATCTTTAGATGCTAAAATCAAAGCTAGAATGGTTTCTAAAAATAAACGTGCAAGAGGTGTCTAAAAATGGATGATATAAGTATTAATCCGCTCCGAGTACGTGGTTTGGGAAATGTTATTGAAGATAAAACAATCAACGATTTTGAAGGGTATGTCTCTAAGTTGTCTACTGAAAAGAATAGTGTTGATGGTGTTGAACATACCTTTTTTAAATTAGAAAGGTATATTCCAACAATATTAACTGCTGTTGCTCCACTTTGGACGCCTATTGTGGACAGTACTCATGTTTGTGTTATTAAAGCTACTTTAAAAGATTTTTACGGGAAAGCCCTTGCAAATATGGAAATTTTATGTGAAAATGATTTTGCAATCACTGATGATAAAGGTGTGGCACAATTTCTCATTACATCAGCTGAAAGGGGAGAGAATAGTTATGATATAATATTTGAGGGGTCTGATGATTATGACTCCTCAAATACAAATATCAACATTGCAGTTGGAGTCAATATTAATTCCAATTATAATTCAGTAGTTGATCAGTATATTGCAGCTACTTTCACTTTCATTTTCACTAAAAATGTTGTTGGTGGTGGAGTACCGAACCTAAATATTACATTCAATGTCCAAGGTAAAACTTACACTGGCAAAACCAACAGTAATGGGGAAGTTTCTTTTACACATATTTTCACAAAACCAGGGAATTTCACATTCACTGTCACAGGAGATTATGAAATCAGCACAACAGGAACAGTAACTGTGAATAAGAATAGTATTGTTCAGAATGTACTCAAAAACAATTACAATCTCACTGATAACGATTACTTCATTAAAAACCTTGTTTATAATCAAAATGGAATTGTCTCCTATGATAAATTACTAATCAAAGACATTTCCTCATTTGATGATTTAGATGGAGTTATAATGAATATGGAGTACACTAAAGGTGAATGGTTATTTGATACATTTGTAAATAATGTAGATGAAGCTGCTGTGGCAACAATGAGTACTTGGAAAGGTGCGAATGGTGTTGTAGTTAATTTAACTTATGATGGAGTTAAATTTGAAGTTGATTTTGACGAATTAAAATAAAATAATGATGGTGATAATATATGGTTTCATTAATGGATCTACCTACAGAAATCAAAAAAGTATTAAGACAAGTAGGTTGGTTAGATGACCTACTTTCAATGCTTGAAGGAGATACCAATATCGATTTCAGTACTGGTTTAATGCCTTTTGATTTCTATTTTAATGGTGATGAAATAATATTTGAGTTTAGCGGTGATGATGAACGTGTAACTCAATCTGATTTAGCTGAAGCAATAGCGAATATTGATTTGTTTGAAGTTGTTGCAAGTTTACCTACTTCAAATATTCTGAAGAATAGGTTGTACCTTGTTCCGAATCAGGAACAGGAATCTCAAAATTTGTATGATGTATACTTGAGAGTTGGAAATTCATGGGAAAAAGTGGATGTCACTATAAATCTCAGTGGTTATGTTACTACAAGTGCATTGAATACTGCACTAAATGGAAAAGTCGACAAAGTAACTGGCAAGGGCCTTTCAACAAATGATTTTAATAATACTTACAAATCAAAATTAGATAACTTGGAAGGTACTTATGCTACTCAAGATGGAGTAACAGCAGATTTAAGTGACTATGTAAAAACAGATGACTCAAGATTAACAAATGCCCGTACACCTCTCAGCCATACACACGGGAACCTACAAAACACAGGTCAAGTTGGAAGTACCGCACAACCAAATAAAAATGTGGTAACAGACAGTAACGGAAAAATCACAACAGAAGACAAACCTACAATACCTTCTGGGAGCAGCACTGCATCAGACATCAAGATGAATGGTACTCAAAGTGCAGGTTCATCATCAAAATTTGCCAAAGCAGATCACATACATCCAACTGATACATCACGTGCAGCCGCTAGTCACACTCATACAAAAGAAGAAATTACTAACTTCCCATCTACAATGACTCCTGCAAGCCATACCCATGGGAATGTCAGTAATGATGGTAAAGTGGGCTCTTCTGCAAACAAACCATTAATCACCGGCTCAAATGGAGTTATACAGGCTGGAAGTTTTGGAAATGCAGCAAATACTTTCTGTGAAGGAAATGACCCTAGATTAAGTGACAGCAGAACTCCAACAAGCCATAATCAAGATGCTTCAACAATAACAATTTCAGATACTTTCTCCATGTTTGGAACATGTAGTTCTCAACGGGTGTTGAATGGGGTAATAAATGAGGCATTTGAAGCATTACAAATACTCTTAGGCAACGTTGGAAGTTCAGATAATGTACCTTTCACTTCTGCAATACTTCAAAATGAAAGTGTTCTCGTGTTCACTGCAATTGGAAACATCGTATTTGTAGAGTACAGTTTGAAAGGTTCATCAAATAGTGCTACAGATGAATTGCTAGTAACAAATTATTTACCTGCAATATATCGTCCTGAGAATTGTACTAAATATTTTGATTTGGCACCTCACAGAAATGATGCAACCGGTGTGCGATTGAATATTACTCCTCAGGGGCATGTTGGAGTTACACCTTTGACTGCGAATCCAATTGCATCCTACGGTTCATTTTTCTATTTAAGACAAACAACAACATACAATGGGGGAGTCTAAATGAGTGGAAATAATAAAACAACATTCAGGGCAGATGCTCTGAAATGGTTAAAAAGCAAGACGTATATCAAATCAGAAATTGATTCATTATTAACTGCGAAAGCGAATAGTAATCATAATCACTCAGGATACTTAACTGCAAATGACATTACTGGGAAAGCAGATAAAACATATGTTGATACTGAACTTGCAAAAAAAGTGAATACTGCCTCTGGTAAAGGATTATCCAGTAATGATTTCACTCAGAGTTACATTACGAAAATTAATGATAGTGAACAGATTTTAAGTAATGGTTTTGAATTAATTCAAACTTTCGATACTTTTAACGAACGTGCAGCAGGGGTCATTAAATTTTATAAGTTCATGAACCTTGTTGTGGCAGTATATCATGTGCATAATAATAATAGATCTCAGTATTATCCTACTGCTAATACTCCGGTTCAGATTACATCATCTCCTATAAAAGAGGAGCTTAGGCCTGCGGATGCTGATAATTGGTTTGCTTTAACAGGGATGTACAGTAGTGTGAACGGTGCACTTAACATTCACAATACAGGGCACATTGATATGAGAATTACTATCGCCAAGAAAGAAATTAACACTTATGGTGCAATCCCATACATCGTTTAA